CCCTCCGCCTTTTTGTACTGCCTGCGGAGCGCATCGCCGTAGCTCTTCTGATACCTGTCCAGCTCCGTGCAGTCCGGGACGTAGATGTCGGATGCCGGGAATTCCTTCATAATGTTTGTAAGGCCGCCGTAATGGTCGCCGTGCGCATGGCTGATGATGATGGCGTCCAGCTTTTTCACGCCCAGCGCTTTCAGCTTTTTGATGACATTGGCGTGAGAGTTGTCCTTTGCCGTGTCGATCAGAACGGCATGCTCCACCGTCTTGTCATCGCTCCCGTACTCGATCAGCGCTGTGCAGTCGCCGAACTGTGACGCCTCGTCCCCTGTGTCGAAAAAGGCCAGCGCCGCAAGCCGGATGCGGTTACATGCAGATGGCAGCTTTGCCGTCACGCCCAGAATCCTGTTGACTTCATCCTGCACCTTCTGCGCATTATAGCCCAGCGCCTTCAGCGCATTGGAACGCGTCTCCGCATTGCCAAAATCCCCCTTAATCACCTGCTGTGCAACAGTGGCGACCGGCAGGCCGCCGACACGAAGATAATCCCTGATGGAACTGTTTAGGATATAGCCGTACTTGCCACCCACGCAGCAGTAATCCCACTTCTTGCCGGTATCGTCCGCGATCGTGTCGCACACATCGATCCGGGTGAGCGGAGAGACTGGAGAAAAGCTGCAGGGCTCGCCCTCCACTTTCGGCTGCCTGCGGGCTGTGACCTTCTGGCCGTATTTCAGGAGCCCGGTCTTCATCACCTTTTTTGAGGGCGTCCCTGTGCCGGATACTTCATACACTTTTGCCATCGTCTTTTTCTCCTCTGTTGTAGCAGTTGAGGGAGCAGTTGAGGGAGCGGGTGTGCCAAACTTCGGAGCGACAAAGCCCCTGATGTACCGGCCATTGAAGCGCATTGTCCTGCGGGCGACCGTCTCGCCCTTGTTGCCTTCCATCACTACGAAGGTTCCGGCCTTTTCGTCGACACTAATAACGATGCCGATGTGATCCGGCTCGCCCGTGTTGTCTCCGGATCCGGAATCCTGCCAGTCGTAGAGCACAGCGTCTGCGGGCTTCGGGATATATCCGTCTGCCTCTTTCCAGATGCCCATCCTCTGCGCCAGTGTGATCGTGCGGGGGCAGCCGCACTCGATCGGGAACAGCTCCGGAGCGCCGGCCTGTATGTAGGCCGCGCTGGCGGCAGTGGCGCACCACTCATCCGAGTACTTCACGGTGTAGTTGAGGGTTCCGGACTTCACGGCTGTAGGCAGATACCGGTTATAGATGTCGATGATCGCCCTGAATTTGCCGTTCTGCTCGCTCCATCCCTCCCATGCAAGCATCTGTGCGACGATGTCCTCACGGCGCACTGTGGGGCTCGTGGCGGGCCCTGAGGGGGGTTCTGCAAAGTCTCCGTACCACTCGGAGACATCCACGTCTCCGGTGATCCCAGGGACGGAGGCTCTGCTCGTGTACTGCCAGCCGTGGCAATCCAAATTTGGTTTATATCCATAGTGCGGCTTGCCATCGTTTGGTCCATACGCGCAGATCCATCTTGGGCACTCGATGCCGTCGAGGATGTCTGTAAACACCCACTCCCACGTATAGATGCCGCCGTCCGGGAAGGCCTTGAGGAAGGCCTCCGCCGCCTTTCTCCAGAAGGACTGGTATTTTCTCTCTTCCAGATCCAGCCACACGCGCACGTTCCGGTCACCCATCAGGCGCTTAATGTGGGCAATCTCGCTCTGAATATGTGCGTTGCTGTTTGCGTAGGAGTACAGGTAAACCTCGCACGGGATGCCCAGCCGCTCGCACTCAGCGAGGTTGTACGCTACATAGTCGTCGTCCTGATCCGCGTCATCGTCGCCATATCCGAGGCGGATGATGGCACCGTCGATGTGCGGCTTTACAGTCTCCCAGTTGATCTTTTTCTGGTGTTCGGAAACATCTATAATGGTTTTTGCCATGTCCGCCTCCTGCTTTTTTATTTGCCTTCGCTTTTCGGTCCAGTTCCGTGGTTGATCTCTTCGTCTATCTCTTTCGCCTTGCGCGTGATAAAGTCTGGGATTGGTACGCCTGCGGCTCTCAGGTTTTCCAGGATTGAAAGGGCTTCCATGACGCATACGTAAACCGAAACGGTTGCAGCGTATTTAACCGGCATATCGATGGCAATGCACGTTACCCATGTGAGCAATATCGCGCCGAGCTCTCCCAGTTTTCTGTAGAGTCCCTTTCGCATAATTGAAGATCTCTTTGTCCCTGTGATCTGCGCTTGGATGAGGCCGGTAATCACATCTGAGAGTGCCATAATCGCCGGAAGGGCGATAATCCAATAACTATTTGAGAAGTGAATGCTGTAAATAATGTCCATGGTGTCTTTCCTCTTTTTTCTTTTTTGTGATTTACTCGATCAGCTGCCAACCCTGCGGGTAATTCTCCGGGCTCCATACGTTGCCGCCGTCACCTTTGTAAATACTTTCATAGATTTTCCCGTTGTAGATGACTCTGTCGCCTTCCTTGTATCCGTTTGCGCTGTCAGGCTGCACCCACTCCCCGATCTCTGTACCGTCCTGACCTGGGAGAACCTTGGCGAACAGGCTGTGTGCTTCTTCTGGAGTCCATGATGTCTGTGATGTGTGCTTCTGCAGGACCTTGTAAAGCACCCCGCCAGCCCGGACGCGGTCACCCGGCTCATAGTCGCATCCTTCAGGGTTCCATTCCGGGAAGAGTTCCGGAACTGACTCAGCTGTTGAGTCGTCCAGCCCCTGTGCCATCTCCTCGATGGTTCCACGGAGAATTCTCGCTCTTTCGACGATGTTACCCATAAATCACTCCTCTCCGAGCAGGATCCTGCCCGCCTGTGCATATTCGCCGCCGAGCTCATAGGTGCCGCCCCGCGTGTAGATGTGTCCGGTGACGGACCCGTCCGTGTTGGCCACGGTCTGAGCGCCTGCGATCTGCATGCCTGTGATGGTCGCGATGGTCTGGCCGTTCGCTGTGGCCTCCACCGTGTCCATGGCTCCTTCCTCGTTCATCATGTCTTCGATGGCGCGGAATGCCTCCAGGTCCGCGCATGATACCACGATGTGCTCATGCGCAAATTCCGCAGCTTCGAATGTCTTTCCCGTTCCCAGTTTCACCTGTGTCATGATCTGCCTCCATTCTCCGGAGCGTTTCCTTCCGGACGATAGCTTTTAATCGGTTGATGCCGATGGGCTTGATGTACTTGTCGAAAATGTTCTGGCCATTGCAGTGCCGGAGCTGGCCAGCCCGCGAGAGGAGTCCTGCCGCGACGTGCGGCGGGATCTTCCTGTGCGTCTCGAGGAATCTCCGCGCCGTTCTGGCGTTTCTGCGAAGCTTTTGGAAGTTCCTCCTTCGCAGGATTGTGCGCCCGTGAAAGAAGCGAAATCCGACGAAGTCTATGCCTCGCGAGTCCGTCTTGAAGATCTGCCAGTTGTCCTTCAGTTTCAGGTCAAGCATGGTCTCGAGGTATCTTGAGATGTGCTCCCTCGCCCTGTGGAGTTTCTTTTTGTTCCCGCCCAGGATCACAATATCGTCCATGTTCCGGACGTAATACTTCACACCTTTCAACGTGCAGATAAAGTGGTCGAGCGGCTCGAGGAAGAGATTCGCCAGCCACTGATTGAGATAGAATCCGATGGAAATTCCCGGATCCGGATCGGACCGAATGATCATCTCGACCAGGTTCAGGAATTTCTCGTCTTTGATCTTTCTCCGGAGTGCATCCATCATCTTCTGCTTGGAGATCGTCGGATAGTAGTGATGGATGTCGAATTTTCCGCAGTACTTGGTTCCCTTCGCGTCTTCCTTCAGATGCTTTTTCACGTAATTTGCCGCGCAGCTGTTCCCTCTTCCGGGAATGCTGGCGCAGCTCCACCTGTACATGCCGCGCATGAGGACGTCTTTCATGGCGTAGACGGCGAGCTGCTGGATGATGCCGTCCGGATAATATGGGACTACCTTGATGTCCCTTTCCTTCCGGCACGAGTTGTCAAAGATCCGGATCTTTCTCGGGACTGTCGGCACATAGGTCTCCGTCGCGAGGAGCTTGTAGACCTTCTCCGTGTATCCGTCCACATCACTCAGGACTTCTTTCACGTCCTGTCTTTTTCTCTTTCCTCTGCTGCCGGTGATGATGCAGCTTCTGATCACTTCTTTGTCGAGCATTCGCTCGTAGAGGTAGCCGACTCTTTTCGGCATCGTTCCTCCTTTTCGCCTCAGGGCCTTTCGAGAGCCCTACTAAGCCCTGCCTAAATCGGCGATATTTCTGGCAAGAGCCAGGGGACCATTCGTGCAATTGGTTATTATTCCGTCTTTGAAAAGGGTGCGGGAGCCGAGGTTGTCGTTGGTGTTGGACGCGTCGTTGTTCGCGTTGAAATAGAAGAACCCGTAGTTCGCGTTATCGTTGTAGTTGCCGCCGACATAGGCCGGGTAGAGCGAGCTGTCCGAGTTGACGCGGTACCGGGCAGACCTCAGCCACAGGGCACGGATGATCCCCGATTTACAGTTACGTTTGTTTTGCTTTTGCGCCTAAAGGCTTCTCATCGTCTCCTGTAAGCCCGGGGGAATGCTCCCCCGGTCCCCCTATTAGGTTTTAAGG